GATATTATGCGAAGTTCGAATTGCTATCTTAAATGTCACTAAACTAAAAATGAACGTTTATTAAGACTGGTATCATCTTAATAAATGCAACCATTATTATTTCCGCTGTATGATACCATATACGATACATTGGAACCAAGTATGTTATTATCAGATATAACTCTTTTGGAGAAGACATTCGTCATGAAGCAAATAAAAAAATATGATCCAACAATACACGAAAGAATATATGCATTGATACGTTATCATCAACTTAAAAATTCAAATGATACTTCTCAGATACCTTATGAGGGAAAGATATTTCGAAACAATGTTATATTCGATATTGATAAACTACCTATTATTTTGAAACGTATTATTCACAGGTTTTGCAAAGTAAACGATGCAAGTAATAACTTAAAAGAAAGTTCGTAGACACAAAATGGATAAGTTTAGTAACACTGGCGATATCGTTTTGGATGAAAAATGCAAGACGTTCATCAATAATCCAAGTGCAGATTCGGCTTTTGATATTCTTATATGCTGTCGATGTTCGAACAAAATCAATTACTCAATAGCTTTCGGAGAATACTTTTTAACATTATTCCCATACAACAATTATAATATACTGAATGAGGTTGCAAATGCGTACTTTCAAAACAGGGATTACCAAAAAGCTTCCACGATTTATACATTTCTCTTAAACAAACCCCTAAGTCAAGAGTTCACAAGCATGATTTTGTATAATCTTGGTTTCTCGCTGGAGAAGCTTAGGGGTTCGTATAGTAATTATCCTAAAGGTATGGTTCTCGATATAAATCCTTTACCATATATAACCTTAAGCATAACAACGTGTAAAAGACTAGATCTATTTGAGCGTACAATGAATAGTTTCCTAAATTGTGTTCTTGATAAACATCTCATATCAGAATATATATGTGTCGATGATAATAGTTCTGAAGAAGATCGAAATATCATGAAAGAAAAGTATCCATTTTTTAAGTTCTACTTTAAATCTGAGTCTGAAAAGGGACATCCAAGAAGTATGAATATTATTAAAAATCTGTGCAAGACTAAGTATCTTTTTCACATTGAAGATGATTGGGAGTTCGTTTACAAAGATAACTATATTTCAAAGTGTATCCATATTCTTAACTCTGACAAATCAATTAAACAGTGCCTTCTTAATAAGAACTATGGAGAATTGGTTGGTTGTTTAAATACAACTATTGGAGGTCAATATATGGTCACTGAGAAAAGCAAAGAAGGCCCTGGTGGTATTCGATACTATATACACGAGCAAATGACACCTCAAGATTACGTGTCCAAATATGGATCACATAGGAATTGTGCATATTGGCCACACTTTTCGTTCAGACCATCTGTAATTGATGCTAGTATCTTTGGTTCAATTGGAGATTTTAACGAGTCATGTAACCATTTTGAGATGGAATATGCGAATAGATATATATCGAAAGGATATAAGAGTGCATTCCTGGAAGGAATTTACTGTATTCACATTGGAAGGTTAACATCAGATAGAAGTGGTATTATAAATGCATATAATCTTAATGGTCAGAAACAGTTTGCAGATGAAAATACAAATATAAAGATACCATACAAGTGTCGAGTTATAAATCTAGATAGAAGGCAAGATAGGATGAATAAATTTTCAGAAACTATTACAAAGCATAATTTGGAATATAAAAGATTCTCTGCTATTGATGGTATCAAGTTAACATCAACTAGACAATTACGCAGGATTTTCGATCCAAACAATTATAGATGGTCTAGAGGTGTTATTGGATGTGCATTATCACACCTTAGTCTGTGGATAGATTTAGTTAACTCTGATGAACAAGGTATGATTATTCTTGAAGATGATGTTCAGTTTGCAAACCATTTCAAGACCAAGCTTGGTATTGTATGTAAAGAGTGTGCAAATATTGATTGGGATGTAGTATATATTGGTACATTCCCAAGAAATAATACATCTGATGATCAATACGATCAATATGTAACACCCAAACTTTTGAAGAAAGGAGCAGAGGAAAGTGTTAGGTATACATATGGAGGTACAATTGGATATATGATAAGTAAGAAAGGAGCTACTAAACTTCTTCAATATATAGATAAGCATGGAATGGTGTGTGCGATTGATACAATGATGCTGTTAGCTGCTAATGATGCAAATATATATTTTGTTGAACCACAACTAGTAAAATCTCAATGTTTTTGTACAGATCCATCTGCTGATACTGATATTCAGAAGGGATATAATGATTCAAGCACTCACATGACTGTTGACATACATAAGAGAATACAAGATGAGATGAATGTGTTTGGAAGAGTAAAGTTAGTGAATGATACGTCTCAGTTAGATTCATCTGTTGTTAATATCAAGTGGCCTGGTGGCAATGGTGATGATGATGTGGATGTGTGCGGATACAAGTGGTATCCCATTGGAGATTGTAAGCTATATGTATCTGAGGACTACTATAAGAAATGTGAGGAAAAATTCTTATTTAGTAGGTTAAAGCATAATGGTCAATATAGTGTACAAAACGCAATCGCATTTTCATAATATTGACCATATTGGAGGAGGTTGTTTATTATTCATTCCCATTATAGTCTTCATCACACTCGACATCTTATTCAATATCCATGTGGTAGTCGATATTGGTTCTGGCTCATGTTTATAGCGTCCACAATGTAATAGATAGACCAAGAACTTGCACAAGCAACACATTTTGTTTGAATATCAAGTCTTTAAACAAAAAATGATTATTTTGATATATTAAGGTAGTTAGTATATCAAAATGCTTGCTAGACCAATTCTCAGACGTTCATTGAACTTTCAGGAGATCGCGTTTGGAATCAAGTTGATTTCTGAAGCATCTAAAGGTAAAAATGTTGATCCATTTAGACAGACTATAGAAATAAAGAGGATACACGAATTTGGAACAGGTGACTTTTATATATGGGTAATGAGTAATGCGAGTAAAGGTAATGATAATGATAGATATCTCATAATCTATATACGTTGGGATAATGAAAAAGGTTTGTTTACAAGAGATAGTTGGTTTGTGGATAAGGATGGATTTGCAATACCAATGCCAAGGAAAGGTCTTGAAAAATTACGCAATGAAATTGATTACTGTAATATTGATGAGAATTCACCACCAAGATTCAGAAGATTTGTGTCGTGTGTTGTTAGATTAATCGACGAGCCAACACGAGAGCTTGAAGAACAAGTATCTTCGATGATACCAGACATTGAGGATACACATATAACCAGTCCTTTAGTTTTGGCAGTGTTAGACTACATTAGTCGTTGAATGATAATATAAATAAATATTACAAGTTGAATTGCTGACAGTTATTCAACTTGTACGCATTTTCAATTTCCCATCCAATGTGGATACATCTCATACTATCAAGATAAGCTGTTTTGTATTGTTTCTCACTATATCTAATTCCATAATCCTTTTCAAAGTGTCCGTTTGTAATAAATGGCCCAAGTACTTTGAATATGTCTGCACAAATCAAACTTGGGTTAAGAGTGAAATGAGGCCAGAACGCACAGTTCTTTGGAGTAAGATATTTGGAAACTGGTTCGCTGGTTGGATTTGATATCACATAAAGAATGAAATCTTGTGGTGTATTTATACATTCGAGTTCTTTATATTTTTCCTTTAGATGTGGTATAGTTTCCATGCATCTATTAATGTGTTTCTGTTGGGTCAGATACTTCACATTATACTCTTCTGCAGGCATGTGTTCGTGAATATAGTATCTGGTACCAGCCTGAGTTTGACACGGTATACCTCCAACTACAATTGTAGAGTCAATTATGGTTGGTGCATAGTTCTTATTGAATGCACATTGTTTTACCCTTCCATCACAGTTTAATATCTCAAAACATTTCTCAATACAGTTATCCTTGAAAATAAATTCCCAATCATCTTCCATATGCAAAAGGTATGGAAGATGATATTCAAGTACCTTATTCCGTATTATATTCATACTTTGAGGGTGACCCTTCTCTTCTGGCTTTTTCATATAGAATTCAAAGAAAGGATAATTAGTTCTCATCTTTTCTCTATCCTCATCTGAGCTCCCGTCATCAACACATAACCATCTTCTAATACGCCATATATCAGGTTTACAACACTCTAGAAACGAATTCATAGTTCTCTCAAATAGACTATAACGTTTGCATGTTGTTATTGAGAACATAATTTGTCCATGGATTAGTGGTACAGATAAGGGAATATTTTCCGATTTATATTTTACATATCTGAGTCTCTGAGCAGGTGCAAGAATGTGAAGATTAGTAATAATACAATCTGCCTCATCAAACCCAATTCGGCACCTTAGTGCTTGTTGAAAATAATAAATAGCCTGTTCACTATCTTGTTTGATACCATAGAAAACTGCAAGACAATTCAGTATTCTAGAACTCCACGGGTATAGTTTTTGAAACGCATGAGCACGTTGTAATTTAACGTCAATGTCAAGAGTTGTTGACATTTGTTCTGTTAACCAAACCTCGGCCTCTCTACACGTATGCACTGTTGATACTCCGATATCCATTTGTATGTTAAAGATATATATTTAAGTAAGACATATAAGTGATGTTACTTATATGTCTAATCCCAAAGCAATTTTTGAGAAGCTTTTGCGTACTCTGTTATAAGAGGTGTTAATTGCTGACGCTCTTCAAATGGTGCATATTCTAATGCTAGCTTTAACATTTCATGAGACCTATTCATATACTCCATTTTCTTAGCATTTGAATCCTTAACCTGTGACGCTTTTATATGTTCAATTTGTACCTTTGAATCAAGCTCATCTTTTAGACGTTTGGTTTCTGTCTCTACACTTAGCTTATGTTTTTCAAACTCTATAATCTTATCGATAATTTCTGGTGACTTGGTTAGAAGGGGTACTAGTGGTACAAGTTGATTAAGACAATTGAGTTGAGATATATCGGCACTGGTATCTGGGGAAGGTGCAGTTTGTATAGGTTGAATTGATTGGGTAACATTCTTTTTCTTTAATACTTTCTTAACATCAAATGACTTCTGACTACAAATATCCTTAAGATTTGTTTCTGATTTTTTACGATTCTTCGTATAGTTATACATGGTTTCTTTTAGTTTCATACTGTTTCTTGCCCTAGACTTATATATCATACTATATGCTTCCTTCTCGCTCACAAACAAAATATCTTTGGATTGTATTGAGATTGTTCTCAAAGAAGTCCCTGGTATATTCTTAGTGATTTTTGATACTGATGAACCAAGACATTGACACATATCTGAAACACAAAACCACTTCCCACCATCATCCAATATCCTAACAGAATTGTCATTATCTATTGTTAACGTACTAATATCAGTTTCCATTTATTTATATAATACCCGATATTTAAGTATGTGTTGTATATCAATACAACTGCAAAGATACACATACAACATATGCATAATATAGTTGTGATACCCAACCATAGTGTGAATAGACATATGATAAAATACTCAATATAAAAACATACGAACCACAATTCCATATTGTAAAACCAATAATCCACGCTTGCAGCTATAAGCATAAGTGGAATTAACTTTACATACAAATCGAAACACAAATCATATACAGTACGTTTCGATATAGGATATTGTTCTAAGGTAAGATATGACATTTAACATGTTAAATAGTATAAACTGCCAATAAGGTCATTTTATGTATTAAAGATCAACACGATGAATATAAATGAGAGTTGTGGCTTCATTGACAACACTTCCGAAAAGAATAAAGTATATCAGACCCGTCATCAGATCTCTTGTTTCCCAGAGTCATATTCTAGATAGAATATACTTAAACATACCGTACATAACCCTATCTGGAGAGAAGTATAATGTACCCAAAGATTTCTTATCAAGTTATTCTTTGGTACATATCAATAGATGTATCGATTATGGACCAGCAACAAAGTTGATTCCAACACTATACCTAGAAACAGATCCAAAAACAATAATAATAACATTTGACGACGATACTATAGTCCACAAGGATGTTGTTCGTATATTACTATCTAAATCAAGAGTATATCCGAATGCGTGCCTTAGTTTTTCTGGTTGGTGTGTAGGTTCATTTCCGTTCTATTGTCAAGTTGCACTTGACAATAGAACGGATGTATATGCAGACTGGATACAAGGCGTACATTCGATAATGTATAAACGTGCATTTCTTAACCCTGATGAGATAATAGCAATGAAATTACCAAGATCTATTTACTTTCAAGATGATCACTGGATGTCTGTTTACTTGGAAACGAAACACATTGACAAAATATCAATCGGATATCGTAGCAGTGACTACTTTACAAATATGCCACAAAGAAAAATAGACGCTATCTCGGGTGGAGTATCATTTTCATTTAAAATATTTGGTATTAGTGTGCTATTACAAAAAATGGGAATATATCATAGATACTATACTATAACAACATCACCATTATTCTGTGTTTATATTCTTATTGTTATCACAACTATTATCATGTCAGTACGAACAAAAAACTACATATACCTCATTCCGTGGTTAGCAATTATTCAGTATTTATTGAGAGCAAATTATTTTGACCGACTTAAATAACAACACAATATGTATAAATGCAAGTTTTTCCATCTATATTAAAATATTCCGGATATGGATTTTTAGCATTCGTTACTTGGAAACTAATGAAAAGAGAGAAGGAAGATATGTGGTATATAAAAGTAAATGGTAAGAGTGTGTATAAGGGCGATGGACATAGTAAGAATTATGTTCATGGAAAATGTACTGAAGGAGATAGTGTCGATAAGATAATTGATAAGATCGAGTGGCTATCTCATTGTGACACTCGCACTGTCAAGTGGAGACGATTTATGCTCATGTCAATAGTTATATTGACAGTCCTTTTGTTTTTCGTAGTCAAGAGATACTTGAGTGCACAAGAACTTTTGTTAAGTGTCTTTTTAATATATTTCGTACTGTACTCATTCTATTCTTTTTATAATTATCATTATAGTAGATATCCAGAATATTTAACACGTGAAAATATTTGTCTTTTGAGATGTAAGCTTGGATTAAATAAGAAAATGAGTGAGTTATTTGGAATACTTGATGCTTAAAGATTTAGGAAATGGATGAAATGGAAAAAATCCATAAACAGAATGAGGCAATCATGAATGCTCTTGCATATATTGTTAAGAAAATTCATGATTTAGATACCAGAAATGTTAGACAAGAATTGATAGGAAGTGATACCCACAAAGCTTACCATGGATACAATGTACCGATTGGGAGAGATATAGTCGACCAGTCTATACCAGAATGCATGTTACCGCCTTTTCCAAATGAGATATATAATAGTCTTTGTGCGCATTATATTTAGTTTGAGCGTTCGAACCACGACATACTATCCACCCTTTCTAGGTCTGGAATTGTATATTGTTCGATAATTCCAGCGATATCATTAGCATAGTGCAAACTCACATCTGATTTTTTACATATGCAACATGAGATCAGCCTTACACGAAATGATGAAGCATGTTTGAGTAATAATTTAATAGCATCAAGATTATCTGGTGTAAATATACTACTTATACGCATATTTATCAGAACATCATCCACATCCTTATCATTAGATAGTTTGCAAAGTAACAATGTTGGATCGTCTATGAGTCGAGATATAGCAAATCCCATTTGGTACCTGAAAACTTTGAATCGACGAGAACACAGACGGTATTTCCGTCGGTCTTCCTTGGATAATACAGGATATATTACAAACTCGTCTGGAATGGCCATTCCAGACGATATAAAGACGCTTTTACAATGAGGACACCATACCTCGGTTATGAATGGTTTTGATTGACCCATTCTTCCTGGATTATATCCACCCCAATCATTCCAGTTGCCTTCAGTTCCCCACCACACCAGTGATGGATGGTAACACACAACACATGCAGAATCAGTATCGAGACTAGTTATTTCTGCTCTTGTTAATCTCTTGTTCATTTCAGATAACGGAAGGTGGAAGTTGCCTAGATGATATTCAAACTCGTAAAAGTTTGTTTCAGAAGTCATTATTCAATGGCAAATGAGTTAAATAGTTATAATCATTTTATATAAATATTCGTACATTTTGATAAATTTCTATATCCGGCAGAATTATAAACGTGTTCCATATCCCGAAGGTTTTCATATACCAAATTATTATTCCGATTAAAATAGTATACTCTTCTCACAGTTACATTTTCTGCATTTGAAACAAAATCCAAACACAGATTGCAAGGTCTACTTACCTTGGGTTTCATATCCTTGGTAAATCTACTCACAAATATATCAACAATGATTGGCTTGGTTATTTTGTTACTAGCATTTATTATTGCTTGTATTTCACTGTGCATGCTTGGTATTAGCCTACGTCTCGCATAACATCGTTGACTATTGATACCAACACATAATACATTATTTCTATATATAACTAGGGTTGAATGTTTATATCGCATATGAGACGACAATGCCAGGTGTCTGGATATGTTGTAATAATTTTCAAATCTCTTTGACATTCTTATAAGTAATGTACTTACCACTTAAACCAATAACGATTTATGCAAATGAACGAACTTAGCATTCCACTTGAATTTTGGTTTGGATCTTGTCCAGAAATAGCATTATATATTCCACATCTTGATTATTCTCAGCCCACTGATCAATTTGGCAGATCATTCTGTGGCTGTTCCGAAAATGAAGAAGTTTTGAAAAAGCCTGTAATACTTAATCATATTAAGCATCTTGGTTTATATAATGTCATACAATCTCGTGGTATGGATGATTTGGATATTGCTGGAGAACACCTAGTTCTTTCCTGTTTATATTTTCTATTTCTCATGTATGAATACCCATCAGCATACGTTTCATTGCAGAGTTTTATATGTGATTATTTGAAAGTAACAGAAAAAGATAGTGGTTATGATTACTGGTTGATGAACTGGTTGGAATGGAATAATTTGACAGAACACGGTGGCTCAATACGAGGGTGTTATATTTCTGATACTGGTATAAAACTAATTGAAAAACACCCAGACGAATTTGAAAAGATTAATGATTGGATTGATGATGTTACTTTAAAGTCTATGGTTTAAAACTAAAAATGATTATTATAATGTTATAATAATCATTTGGTATTGATGATGCAGTCGTTAATTGATTACATTAACGACGAATGGAGTCGCGATTGGGTAAAGCATGCCAAAAGGGTATATGGGTATGCTCGCAAAAACTCGCCGTCGCGCTTGTTTGTATCTGATTTTTGGTCTCATATTGGTAGTTGTTCAAGTATCACGTGGAACTATATACATACACATAGATATAGATCATGGGATTTCCCAACTGTAAGTTGTAATCCAAACATAACATGGGAGATTGTACAGGCAAATAAATATGAAGATTGGGATTACACAAGCCTAACAGACATGCCGTATCAAGTGGTGTACGATTTGACGAATAACGATGTCGAGGTTGATTTCATTGGAGTATCTTCTCATTCTAGAGTCACATTAGAAATGATACGAGCTAATCCGAACAAGTGGGATGGACATGGTCTTTCGAGTAATCCAAATGTAACAAGAGAATTTTTTGACAGTCATCCTGGTTTAGAATGGGATTTTAAAACCATAAGCACAAATCCGAATCTTACTTCGTGGGATGACGTGTGCGCTTGGGATTCAATGGACTATTGTGACAGACATCCTGGGTATGCAATTGCATACAACCCCAATGTTACGTTTGAACTTGTATTGAATGATATTGAAGAAAACGGTACTGACTGGGGTCTCTCGTCTCTTAGTAGCAATCCTAGTACTACACCAGAAATAATTGAAGCTCATCCAGAAGTTAATTGGAATTATATGGATTTGAGTAAAAACCCAAGTATGTCTTGGAAGTTTGTATTCAAACATGTGAATAAGGGATGGTGGTGGAATGATGTGTTGCGGAATCCAATGAACGGTGGTAAGCAAAAATTCGTTGGAAATATGCTTATTAAGAAGGGTATAGATAAAGATTTATGCAAAGATATTCTATCCTTGGTAACTTAATCGTTATCGTGTCGAACCATTTTATACATATAAGATTACTTTCTCAATAGAGAAAATGATCTCTGGTATAAATTGTATTAAAAATTCAAAATGAATAGAAAAGACGGTCATATTAATGTAACAAAATTGCTGGAGCTGCGCCTGGCCCTGGATCACCTGAGCGTGGTCTTGCGGAACCTGACCGACGAGGATGTCGCCCCAATGGAGCCGGATGGGAACTTGACTGACCTCATCCAAGCCCTGGATGAGCTGGAAGGAAGCGCGCAACTATTCAGCCGCATGATCGACAACGTCCTGCATTGAGCAAAATATAGTCAGACTCATTGTCTATATAAATTTATATAGACAATTTATTCAAGAACTACTGTCTCATCGTACTCAAATGTCTTTTCACTTCCATCACTAGATACGATAGCGAGTCTTTGAAACCCCATATCACTAGGTGTAAGTTTCTTATTGTTTATATTCTTATCTGGTCCAGAATACGCTTGAATCATTTCAGTTACATCTTCACCTGTTCCATCATAAGCTAATACGATACTAGATGGATCTCTATTGATATCTATCAACAATATATACCTTTGACCTTCTATTGAAAAATCTAACCTATATGTATCATCTGATATTCTTGTTGCCAAAGCACGATCATCATTAGTTACATATTGTTTATATAGTATCTTGGAAATCATCTTCAAACACATCCAGTACCGAGCAATTCCAGTATATCCTTGGTCGCAAAGAAATGCATCAAGATCGTGTACCTTCTTCCAATCTAACATAATAGCCGTTATTATTGGAACAGATACAGTTGCAAGAATTGCCATTATATAGTACTCATACATTTATCAACAAGACTTACTCTTTAAGCTTTGTTTTCCTATTTTAGCAACAGTTTCTATATTGACTGGAAAATATGACCATCCATCACATGATACATCTATCCGCAATGGTTTGTCTTCATCATATGGTACGGTGCTATGAAGATGGCCGTGAAGATGCATTGATCCCCTGTAGCTCTTATTCCAACACATGTATTTGATAGGATAGTGAGATAACACAAACATCCTACCCTTGTACCTTATTTCATAATAGTTTCGTATCATATCCCATGGAAGCTTAAGAACATTTGTCTTATCATTATTTCCAACTATGAGACACTTACGTCCATTTAACTTTTCAAATATATCCACAAGTTTTGTCCTATCACGACACTCTCCAAAGTCTCCTAGAACATATACAGTATCACAATTCTTAACAACACTATTCCAGTTACCAATAAGAGTTTCATTCATCTCGTCGATGGTTCTAAATGGACGAGATGCATAATTAATAATAGGAGCGTGACAGAAATGTGTGTCACTTATGAACCAGACCGTCATTTGTATTATAAAGTATATTTTTAAGTATAAATGAATGAGAAGTTCGACGTGTATTACAACACTGAAATTGGTGGTGGTGATGGGGTATGCCGCTTAGTTCAAACCAAGCACACACCATTATTCATGAACCAGAGTTATAGTTGGAAACTTAAATTCAGTTTCTATGCTTTTCCAGGTGACATTATTCCGATACCAAAAAATATTACTCGAATTGTTACATACTATAGAGCATCGTTTCCATATGATACATATGCAGTTATACCAGACTATAATCCTCTTGCCGATTTCTATCAACCTGGTATTGAATCTATAAAACTAAAAACATCGCTTCTGGTATATGGTGATGCTGTGCGAAATACCGTACCTTTATATATCTTTAAAAATGTTACTGGTCAGGATTCTATTTTGTTCTCACTCACAAAAGCTCATGGATACCAAGGGTACGCAGAAATACCCCAGTCACCAGTATGGGTATCTAGAGTCCCTGTGAATGAATTCTCATGTTTAAACTCAATATGTATACCGCAACCACTCCTATCGCACAATTTACAACATCCCCAACCTCAGATACCCAATCGGACGATGAAATTTCTAGACTGTGTGCAATCATGCAGAAAACCAAACGAAACAGCATATGAATATGAAATGCCACAAAAGGACTTGTTACAATTGTAACCTTGTAACCTTGTAACCTTGTAACCTTATATTATACTAAAATTGAATTTTTTATACAGTTTTAGTATATGAATCAAACAAATAATGGAATCAACTATTAAGGATGAATTTGAGATGGCAAATATGACTATCTTTAATCCATTTAGAATCTTCGACAAGCTTGTTGCACGTAAGTTTCTGATTCGTCCAAGAGACTATGATAACTATACAGAAGAACAACTTGACGAACTTGTACATAATGATCTTAGGATGTTCGTATTTGACAATGAAACATGGTTTCTCGCCAAGGATGTATGTTCGTACCTAGGAATAACACCAGATCATATTTCCCGTGCACTGAAAAATCTGGACGATAATTATAAACGTCAGGAAAATGTTATACTTAGCATGGCGCCATCAAGTGGCGCCGTTTCCAAGGTTCCCACCCGTGCATATAAATTATATCTAATTAATGAGTCAGGTATCTATGCTCTTATTCAAAAGTCTAAAACTATCTATGCTGAAGAGTTTAAAAAGTGGTTGAATGAAGAAGTGTTGCCAGAGATTAGAAAGACTGGGTCGTTTACTTCTGCACCTGAAGTTGCTAAAGAGATTAATGCTATAAATTCTGTGCATGAGAATGAGGTTATGGGTGTTAAGTTTGATACGAAGGAAGAAGTTGAAGCTCAGTTTCAAGAGATCATTAAGGAGAAGGATAAAATTATTGAAGAAGAGAAACTCCGAGGTGGTATTAAAGATGGTATTATTGAGCATCAACGAAAAGAGCACTTAGAGTTGATGTCGTTTTTGAGTGGTATTAGTAAGAATATAGAGAAACTTCAGGATGAGAATAGAGTTGCAAGAGAAGAAAACAAAGCAACTGCCAAGGCTGCAAAAGAACAAATCCAAACTCTACAAGAAGAGAATACAAAACAGATACAGGCTCTACAAGAAGAGAATAAGTCAAACATGGCTAGTCTTAAATCCGATATTAAAAAGTTACAGGATAAAATGGAGGTTGTAGTTAAGGATAGAGTCGCTCGACCTGCAGATGAAGGTAAACTTGGTGTTTTTGCAGTCTACTATACAGAAGAGACTGAGAATATTGAAGATAGAATATTCTCATATGTGATTATCAAGTGTCAAATTCAGAACCTTAGAATAAACGAAAACAGACTAAGAAAAAGATACCCCAACTCTCACAAGATCTTTTCTATTGAGAATCCAAGTGCTGAGAGTCTTTTCCAGGTACTAAAAGAAAGAATTAAGAAGACTGAGCTCGGTGTCAAGTTCAGTCATACTAGTCTTTACTTTACAGATGCAGATGCTGAGATAGATGATGTTCTTGATATTGTACGAGAGATTGATCGAGAAAGAGTTGAAGTTGATTGAAAATGAAATTTGTACATCAGTTACAAGTACTAGTAAATGGATGTATTGACGAACAGTTTAAAAATTGCTCTCAAGGCAGAAAATGTTCCAGCGAACTTCTCTGAACAGGCATTGAGGTTATATGATATAATATGTAGTCCCAGGGATGATTTTAGTCGGCTTGTTCAGTATGAAACAACATATCCATACCTAGATTCAATATATAGAAAATATATAAAGATACGTGGTGCCAAAAAATATGAAGCGTCAAAGTAAACTAGTCGATTCATCAAAATTGATATTAGTTTGTAATATCAATTTCAATTAAATGATACCATGGATCTCATTATGAATCATTACGAAAACACGCTATTCGACGTTGCAAACGACATTATTTCATACAGATATAGCAATATCATTGATGCTCTTGTTGCAGATGATAACTATGCTGTGATGAATATGATGAGACGTGGTAAACATATTAACCACGAATTTCAGGTTTTGTTATTAGCATCTAGACTTGGTTATAATAATGTTGTAACATTATTATTTATAGACTGTGTTCTTTGTTTTATTGGAATCCTGGTTACGTTGTTTATTGTGTGTGTTTTTATATCGTGCATGGTAGCCGTTACCATATTCATAATGGTAACACATCCTACCTATATTTTTAGCGATGATACAAGATATCAATGTCTTATTGAGAGAATGACTGATTTGTATTGCAAGATTGCAATGAGATGCTCTCGATATGCATGATATTAATCGATTAATCGATATCACATATGTTAACAATATTCAAGCCATTTTCTTTTAGGATTTTGAAACACTCAAACGAAATGGCTTGAACATGCTAACAGATACGTTGCGTAAATATCATTACTTTAAACTATATAGTTTAAAGTAATGATATTCTTTTTATACTACGACCATATTGTTTTCCTGCATGTGTTTTTCAATAAGATCACATACCTGCCATGCAGACATCTTATCAAGTCTATCTTTAAACCAGTATCCGTACAAATTAATCTCGTCCTTTGTTAGCTCGCTGAATTTCTTCTTGTGTTCCTTATACAAAGAATACGGTATCGAATTATACTTTTTCTTAATATCCTTTATATCACCACTCTTAGCATCATATCCATTATCTTTACCAATACCTGAATTCACTAGTATTATAGCAAGATCACCAACAGTACATGTGGTGCATACCCTACCTCTAGATGCAGTTCTCTTATCCTCTTTACCTGTTTTTGTTATTTTAGGTTTTCTATAGTAAAGAACACTAAACTTACCTTGCTTATCGTATGTACCGTATATATACCCTTCTTTCAGATCAATCTTCTTCTCCATTATTGCAACCTCTTCTCCAGTCTTACAATCTCTCCAATCTTCGTCCGCATGCTTACACCGCAGTTGTCCATTGATAGTATTTTTTAGATAGTATGATACCACAAGTTCGTCTTGTTTCCTAATGTGATCAGTGTACATGAGTATAACTTCATTATTTTTATTACTTATTGCCTCCTCTATAAGATACTCTGTCAAATTTGGAGTTAGGATCTTGGTTGTTTGGTCACTTAACCCAAACTTATCTATGGCATCCGTCACATTTCTACTGTATACCTGATTGATAATTTCTTGTTGCGAAATGGGTTTCAGCACAGTTGGATTATAAGTATAGTGATTATCAAGGTTCGTTACACCAGGTTTGGATATAAGAGATAAAAACAAAACATCGTGATATTCCTTTAAAAAGCAACCTATGTTATACCTATTAAAGATAACCTCGTTACTTGTTATTATTGTGTTGATTGTACTCATGATCTCAAACTCATGCAACTTATTTTCCCTTCCGATAGATAGGAGTTCGTCAAGGCTTATATAGTCATTTTCCTTAAATATAGTTATTATCAAGTCTCTAATAGCCTTTTTTCTTGCATAGAATAACTGACTCGTACTGGTATCAATATCAACCTTTTCATCGATACCATCACACTGATATGGCTTATCAGTAGGAAGTTTGTTTCTGTCGTACAGTAACGCACAGTCAAATGACATTGTTTTTATAATATCTTGGACCGCTTGAATACTCTCGAACTTTTCGGAAGATGAGAGATACCTTTTCACATCTATAGATTTTATTGGATTTTTTGGTATTGATGCATGTAAGAATACTTTAACAGTTACCTTCCCACCATCTTCGATTAAAGCATCATGTGAGTGTGCTCTAAGACCACGAGCAATGGCCTGAGATGTTTCAGACCAATTCCAAAAGGGTGTTGTGATATGTATTTGTCTAATATTTTTAAAGCTATATCCTTCTTCAACAAGCTTACTTCCAACAATAACATGTATGTACTTTCCAGTACGGTTAAGTGGGTGGTTGAATAGATCAAGAAGTTTTGATGTTCTGAGAGCAGTTGTCTCTCCTGAGATATATTGAATACCTTTCTCAAGTGCTTTCTGACGTCTCTGTGCTTCCATTTGTTTCTTTGTTTCTTTCATTGCTTCCTGAATCAATCCGCCATCTTTCGCATCGATTTGTCTGGTTCGGATATGTATGTATCTTTTCACTCCTGTATCCAATTTAGAAAATATTTCCTCTGCCGATTCTCCGTTCGAAATACCTTCATTAATAACCCCATCTTTGTTTGCATCCTTATATTTTGAAGCCTTTAGAAAGTAGACTAATGTATCAACACCGCTATATTCAACCAAGTTACAATATACAAATGCTAGTTCCGTTTCATTTGAAGCTAGTTCACGTATAACTTTATCATAAGTTGCAGAATATGTACCAAGTTCACTGACACGAATTTTCTTTCTCTGGGATGATATTGTTTCCTTACGTCTCTCAAGATGTTTTGTATCCCAATCAACATCAGTTTGAAATACACATAGAGACGCTTGTATCGTATTTGCATATATGGTTTTACTTGCAGTCTTCTTTTGTATTAATTGAAGAAGTTTCACAGGATCGTCTTCTTTCGATTCCTTTGTTTCATCTCTAGCCTTGACCTTATCGTCAATATCATACGCCTTATCATATATGTCTGATTGGAATTCAGACATAATGTTGTTACACGTTGACCATATTATACCAGTGTCTTTTGTTATATTGGGATTCTGCGAGATATATTGTAAATCAATCTGAGATTGATCTGCTCTGAGATACGTAACTCTTCCCTTAAAAAAATTCCTAAATTTATCTATTGTTTGTTGGTTAAGAGTCCAACCTTCACCATCATTCTTCTTAAAGTAACTTAAATTCATTTGATTATCCAAAGGCAGAATAAGATTCATAATATCCACTATCTCAGTCGGATCATTATGCATTGGAGTGCCTGTTAATAATAATTTTCTACTGTTGGTTACCAGGTGAAGCATATTGTGTATAGCTCTATACACAATATCACCTCTTGTCTTCTTCTCTGATTTATCTGAACTATGCTTGTGAATATGGTGAACCTCGTCTAGTATAATAATACTATTTGAGTAATTGGTCTTGATGTTTTCATCAGATAATCCATCAAGACTCACGCCGAATGTCGTATACGTCTTGAACGAGTATGCTTTTTTCGAGTTCGAGTTTGCACCACATCTCTCAAGCTGGTCTTTAAATGTTTGTAGTAACCTATCACTGTTTGATAATATCAAGACCTTACTAACACTCGGGTCAATGTTTCTAACGTGTTCTGCAATACCAATTGCATAACATGTATTGTGAGTTATAACATCATTTGCAATATATGTATGGTGATTTTCAACCTCAAGATCATATACATATCCAGTATACTTATATATCCTTATAGAAGTAATACACTCGTATTTAACGGTATTGTCAATATCATTATATATGGCAATCGGCATGAATGGTCGAAGATGAGGTGCGTTTTTCCAACCAGAAGCTGTTAGGATCTTGTGTGCCATAGTCATTGTTAGTACGGTACTTTGAGTTTGTATTTCGACAATATATTGATCTATTAATTTCTGTCTAAAAACACGAGACACCTTATTCTTACACACATTTACACCATCATATGAGAACACATACGTTTCGTTAAGAGGGATCGACCATTCTTCATCACTAACAAGACATTGTATTGATGCAGGGTTCCACAAAGTCTCAATCTTAATCGTGCTTGTTACTATTGTTTTTGGAGCACCCAAGTCAACACTACCATCGCCACTTATTGAACTTATTGAGCTTTGTAAGCTCGTATTGGATGATATTGACGTTTCTGAACTTGCTCTGGAATGTAATTGAAGAGAATTGTATAGTGTTACATTGGTACCTGGTAAAACGCATTTCCCAGTACCCATCTCGTGGTTAATAAGCAACGTATCATATGGCGTATAAGGGGATATATATCTTGAACCTATTATTTGGTGTTTCATTGGTTTGAATGATTCTGAACCTACATTTTCTTCTGTACTTTCATCATCAGTACCAATACGATTCCTATAGAACTCATCCTTCCTAAATATATCCTGGTAAAAGGATTTGTCCTGTATCCTCGGATACTTGGGTATAAAGTCTTTTATACTCATTTATTACCAGAGAATTATTTTAAGTAATATGTATCGTCTCAAGCGATTTTCTATACTAAGATATGATATGAGAAAATAAAAAAAATGTACACTCACAAAGTCAGATTCAGGTAAAAATGAATTTTTTTGGCACGTATTTGGAAGAGAAACATGAATGCAAAATCTGTACTGATGATACTTCATGCTAATGGTAACACCGTGTTCATTTTAATACCAGACGTACCTGAAAATGAACACTTGTTTGTTCATAAATCATCTACACTTTTTGACATGTGGTGCAACGGAGACTTGAATGAATGGAAAATAATTCCAGGAACACGCGTATCAACAGAGATCACTCGATGTGTTAGGTATGATATGGCCAATTATTAAATGCATCCTTTTCGTAACTTACCTTTCTGTTATATTTCAATTAATATGACAGACTAACTTGTATCTTTCCGAATGCATATAAGTGAACACAGAGAGTTTGATGTTATTGGAAATGCATTCGGTAAACTTTAAAGTCTATCATTTAAGTATGTTACCTAACAATTCGACTACAAATTGTTAGACTATCACCAAAAAATGATTTCTACGTAGTTTGTTTGAGTTGTTACAAACAAACAATGTCTCAGCCATTTAATCCGTTTGCTATATTCAATTATAGTATACCACGAAGGTTTCTAGTTCGACCAGGTAAGCATAACTATACTGAAGAACAACTCAATGAAGAAGTTGAACATAATCTGAGAACATACCGTATCAATGAACAGATTTGGTACCTGGCAAAGGATGTTGTATCATTCTTGGGTATAACTCCAGATCATACTTCAAGATCGATTGGAAAAATAAATCAATCATATGTGCGTCACGAACGCCTGATGATAAACAATCTAAATGGTAATATAGGTGGACCATACGTCCTAGCTCTTGTTAACGAAGCTGGTGTTTACGAACTAATTAAAAACTCAAGAACGTTCCAAGCAGAAAAATTTAACACATGGTTGTACAATGAAGTTCTACCATGTCTGAATCGAGGTAATGCATATCAGTCAGAACAAGGTTGTGTATCAAAACTAATGAGCAACATAGATTACCAGAACGATGCAAATGGATTCATATATTGTATTGGTTCACCATCACTGCGGGAAAATTGTTACAAGGTCGGTAAAGTGAGAAGTCTAAAGAATTTAAACGCCTATAAACGATCATATGGTAAGATTGAGGTAAAGATAGTGAAACATGTTAACGATAGGCACAAATCGGAGATTGATCTTAGGAAATTACTTAGAGACCATTTCGTTTATGGAGAGTTGGTAAGCTGTGAGTTTGGTGTTATTGAAAATGCATTCGGTAAACTTTAAAGTCTATCGTTTCAATACTTACCTAACAATTCGACTACAAATAGATTAAAAATGATTTCTATTTGTGATTTAAGTTGTTACAAACAATGTCTCAGCTATTTAATCCGTTTGCTATATTTAATTATAGTATACCACGAAGATACTTAATTTGTTCAAAGAATCATATTAAGTATACAGAAGAACAACTTAACGAAGAAGTTGAACATAATCTAAGAACATACCGTATTAATGGACAAATTTGGTACCTAGCGAAGGATGTTGTATCATTCTTGGGCATAACTCCAAATAACCTATCCCGATCTCTAAATAATATATCGTCATCATATGTACGTCACGAGAGTTTAACACTAAAAGTCGAGTACCTCACCAGTGAGGTACCAAAAGTCGGGTACCTCACTGGTGGCGACGTACTTGGCGCACTCGACTCAGGTAACAGACACTATACTTTAGCTCTTGTTAATGAAGCTGGTATATATGAACTCGTACAAAGGTCGCACACAAGATACGCTGAGCGTTTTCGGTCATGGCTTATGACTGAGGTTTTACCGTCTATTAGAACAACAGGTCAATACATTGCTCCTCCTTCAATGCAGGATGATATCAAAGAAACACTTGCAATACAGGAACAGAGAGAATTTGGAGCTGATTGTATGGATAAGAAAGATATGGATGAAGAGAAGACAGAAATTGCGAAACATGATCAAGACGTACCAGAAACACAAATACTACCCGTCACACAGGACGCACAACAAATAACACAAACCCAAGCTCAAGTTCAAGTTCAAGAATCGGATAAAGATAAGTATCAGGCAATAATTAATATCATGTTAACCTTGAAAGACGATAATAAACGTGAAAGGGAAGAACACAAGCGTGAAAAGGAAGAAGACAAGATTAATCGAGAACGTGAGAGAGAAGAGAACAAACTTGAATTCTCTAAGCTAGCTAGAAGCGTAAATGACCTTCACAAAAAGTTTGATACGGTTATCAGGAAGGATAGAATTGTACCACCAGCAGACGATGGCCAAAGACAAGTTTTTGTAATTATGCATACTGGAGAAGAAGATAGAAATAGCGAGATAAAAGATAACTGGAGATTTCCATATTGTATAATAAACTGCCAACAATGTCTTAAACAAGGAAGGGAAACGGCCTGTGTTAAAAAGTACCCCCGTGCTTCAAATATATTTGAAATGCCAACTCCAAATGCACGTAGTATGTTTAGTGCATTCAAGAAGAAGATCGAAGAACAGGGCCTACCTGTAACTTTTCATAGATTCAATTTCTATATTGACGACAAGATAAAGTTTAATATTGATAATGTTAAGGTGTTATTAAGTAGCATTGAAAGCGATCGGGTCCAGATTTAAATTGTTACAAGCTATGTTCCTTCCTTTCTGTTATATTTCCAATAATATAACAGACCATATTTCTTACTTACATATTTCTAAAGTATCTCATATACACATATACCGATATAAAGATAAGAAGAATTGCAAGAAGAGTCCATAATACCATCTTCCCGAATCTTTTTGACTTGTCTACAGTAACATCTGAATGCGCTCTTTGAATTTGATCCTTCTCATAATATTTAGGATCATTCAGTTCCTTTTCAGTACTGGTCTTGTCGAATGTACCGTCAGTCACATCACCAGCCATCAGTGTAATGATACCACCAGTTTGAGCAGTTCCACTTGGAGTCTCAATCGCAACTAGCTTCTCGAACTGAGACTTCTTATTGATTGGATACATGGCTATCTTGAAGAACCCACCATCAGAACCCCATACAGGTGCCCAACTATTTCTACAATACCAATATGGAACATCTTTAACTGTTTCATTATTATTATCATCAAGGACTCTCACCCCTTTTTGTATACCCCAACCAATAATTGATATAGCATGCGATCCCATCCAGTTTGCTTCTTCAGATAGAAAATAGTTCGGTCCCTTGTAATCAATATATTCAATATACACGCCACCAGACTTGGTAAAGTCGCCAGAGATAAAGTTATCGAAAACGTGAAATCCACCAATAACAGGACCATAGTTATATATATGTGATTTAATTATATTCACAATATCAGGTTCCTGGTCGAGATAAATAACAGTAGGATCCTTAATGAAATATAACATGTGAGCCTTTGATTCGTTGTTTGGAGAATAACAACCACTATTTGGAACCATCTCGCTAAGTTCCTCTTCTGATGGTGTTGTGAAGTGAGCTTGTCCCTGTCCTGAACAAGTATCGTTAGCTAAACACCAACTATAATCTATACAGTTATTAGTTGCTATACCTGATTCAGATACAGATTTCAGTAACTCGGGTGGATATCCACCTGTACACTTCCCTTGAGGATATGTTGCCATTGCATATGTAGCACTAAGGTTAGGATTGAATCCTTTTTGGACAACAAAGACATCAGAAATAACAGACGCACTTGATACAGCCCAACAGCTTCCACATCTAGCTTGATTGGGAGGTTGTGTCAGAATAAGTTTTTTACTCTGAACCTCACTCGTATCTCCAGGATAGGAGTTTCTCCAATCCCATGATTCGGGAAGGTGTTCTGGAGCAGTAAGTCTATAAGTATCTGGTCTCATGGTGAATACAGGAAGAGAACCCTTGAATGCGATATTAGTATTTAGAGGTGGAATTGTTACTGGAACTGTTTCAATACCATATGCACCAGGTGCTATTGTATACATATCAATTGGCTTTGTACTCTTTAACGCGTCATTGTACGATTGCGTGAGTTTGATGCTCATTTATTGTAAGAAATACTTAAAGATATTTTATAGTTTTGAAATGGGTGTCATATTTGAAGCCAAAACAACAGACAGCTACGTGTTAAAGAATCTATTTGAGTTATTTCAATATATAGTCAAGTATGTTACTATGGAAATATCCGCAGAAGGAATCAAGGTGTTATTTGTTGATAGTCAAAAGGTTATTCATGTTGATGTTATGCTACATGCTAGCAAATTTCAAAAATATAGATTTGATAGTACGAACAAGTTACACATTTCTGTATTTGCACAGCACCTCTACAAAATGGTGAAAACCGTAAAGAAGCGTGATACTACAATATTCTTCATAGATGATGAGAGACAGGGTGAGTTTGGTATGAGATTCATACCAAGAGATGGTGATCAAAAAACAACATCATACCTAAAGATGCAAACTAGTCAATGCATAGAAATATCAACTCCATCCGGTTACAAAAATTCTGTGCTAATTACACCAATGGAGTTTAATAAATTTATAAAGGATTCAATCACTGCTGGAAGTGATATTGAGATTCATTCAAATAGGTACCAAATAAAGATTGTATGTAAAGGTAGTATATTCACAAAGGAGATTGTTTTTGGAGATACTGATTATGATGAACAATACGATTGGACTGATACTTATTATGCTGAACAATTTGCCAAGATATCAAAGATATCCTGTATGGGTAATAATATACAAGTATATACACACGAAAGATTTCCATTGTTATTGAAAACTCAGATTGGTAGTATAGGAGATATTAGTGTATACATAAAATCTAAGTTTCAAATTGAAAAGAACAAAAAATGATTTTTTTGAGGATACGTATGTTTATAATTACAATCAAAACATGGAATCTCTTGGTCAGTCTATTGTTTCTACTCTGAACAGAGTGTTTTCAGAGTATGTAAAGGCAGTATCCGAGAAGTACAAGCTTAATAATGACGAATTGAACCAGCTTCTTACTGATATGCTTCCTGGATATAAGGTTAATGCAATTACAGCAAGAAAGAAAGCGGCACCAAAGAAATGTAAGAATGAGGAATGTAACGAAATGGCACTGAAGGGTGGTCAATATTGTGCCGAACACAAGGGAGGTAAGAAGGCAAAGAAGGAAAAACCTAAGGAGAAGAAGGAAAAACCCAAGAAGAAGGAAAAACACGAGGAACATGGTGACGATGAACACGAGGAACATGGTGACGAGGAACACGAGGAACACGAGGAACATGGTGACGAGGAACACGAGGATGATGAAAAGATTGAGGCTCATTCGCCACCTCCCAAATCTCAGCGGAAGGTTGAAACACCCAAAGATAAAAAATCCGATAAACCCAAGATTCCTGCTAGAAAATCCAAGTCAACCAAGATTCCAAAGACTGTCTCTGCTGATGACGAGAGTGATATTGCTCCAGACGATTAAATAATTATATTCATATTTTTGTATTTTCATAGATATAATCAATTAGATTATATCTATCAAGCTCCAATATTTATTCCTGTTCAAGCTTTTTCATTAACAAATCGACTCGTATATCTTTCTTGTGGGTATATTCTTGCATACCTTTATATAGGCCAAGCTCTTTCAGATTTTTTGTGTCAAGATATGCGGAGACTATTGTCATTGAATCCAACGTGAGATCAATGATGTCAATGGATGGTAAATCGGGATCATTACCTTTCGATATTGCATTGACGAATTCAGACCTAAACATGGGTACGTATTTTTTTAGTAAGTATATACGATTGTCCAGATTAATCTTATCGTGTATAAATACACTACGTACAATTTGTGTATATTCAATAAACATATTTCCACCTTTTAAGTGACCACTCCTTCCAAAATCTAGTAAATATAATTCACCTCTATACACTCCAAGATTCCAAAAATGCATATCACCGTGAACCAGTCCATGATCCTTCATTACGCCAAGTATATAATCAATACGTTTAACATATTTATCAAGGTATGCTGGGTTGAGTTTCTTTGTAAGAACGTCAGCAAATGTATGATCAAAAACAGGCATAACCATAATAAAGTAATCTATAGGTTGACCTGTCTTTATCTTTTCCCATCCCATTATAGGTATACCTATACCAAGATTTGCAAACTCCGATTGCATTTTAGCCTCTGTTTCACATATTGACGTGTATATTTGTATCTTAACAGCGACACATTTATTACAATCGTCAACACATACCATATTAACATTACCCTGGACGCCACTTCCCAACCCTACAACAGGAATATAACTATCACCAGTTATCTTATCTACAGCCTTGACAACATCTAGATAATTCAAGAATAAATTATCCCTTTCGACTTGTTCTTGAAGCTGCTTTCTTTTTGACGGATGCGATTTTACAACACATTTGGATTTAACGAGAGGAGATGATACTTGTTCCGTGCATGGTAAATACAGACCGACACTATCAAGATATTCTATGATATCTTGTTTCCACGATAACATTAATCCATGTGATATGGATCCTCTACTGTACTCATTCCAATCAATACTATCAAGTTCTCCTTGAACACACGACCTAAGACCAAGTTCTGCAAAAGCAGACGCAATTACTGTCCATTCATCAGCTTTAAATTCAGTATGAGATTTGATAAATTTTGACGTTAGGTACTCTGTATAATCGAACATTTTATCGAGACCTGTTACCTCTGTATTAATTTTTATAAGATGATCTTTGATACAATCCCTTATCCATCTGAAAATTTGTTTAATATACGAAGATTTGGTATCAACAATACTCTGTCTCTCTTCCATTTATTAAAGAAATTATTCAACATGATATTTATCGACATGAATATCAAGGAGATACATAATTAAGTCCTCATATTTTCCTACACCTGGATCACAAAAGTCTTTTATAGCTGGCAGTTTGCGACCATATTCACTCTCGGATTTATATTTATAGTATGAAGACCTGAAGTACTCACATAGTAGTTTATACATCCTAATACCATTCGATTTAGATACTGGGTTTTTACTCATAGCCATTATGTTTGCACTTCGAATAACACTCACCATGTCAATAAAAATGTCAGACTTCGTTTTGTTGTTCTCAACACTTCTACCGAAATCAATAAAGTATATCTTTCTATTAAGAAGTGCAATGTTCCCAAAGTGTGCATCACCATGTATCAACTTAGCAGATGACATTGAGCGAAGCATCTGTATTATAGTATCAACAAGTACTTTTACTTGGTTGTTATCCAGTATATTCTTATCTAGAAATTCGAATAGATCCATATCAAGTACAGGCATAGCGGTCATTATAAACTTGACACCATATTTGTTCCTAACAATTTGATACTCTAGCATTTCCAATGCCAATCCATGACTGGCAAACACATTCTGTATGGTAGCCTCTCTCTCAAGGCCATCAGTATACTTTTGTATTTTGATAGCAATACACATATCACATTCTCTTGAGCACACAGAATATGTTTTACCGAACCTACCACCACCAAGATACTTAACTGGAACGAGTGTTCTGAAAGGAAAGTACTTGGATTGAATTTGTTTTATGAAACCAACCAATCCCTCAATGGGAAAACTCAAACGATCAATATCCTTTATCAATTGTCTCTTCATAGCTGGTGTACTTTCTACACATGATTTTGAAATAGGTGATCCTTTTGGATAATAATACACTGTAAGTCTATCATTTGTAGTTGTTTCTGGACCATATTCGATACTCATCATAACATCTCTCTCATCTCTTGTATCTTCTTTCGTATCACTTTGTTCTTGAAACGATAAATACTGACCCATTTATATAAGAATTAATTATTCAACCTTGTAAGTGTGTTTATGTATCATCAAAAGATATACGAATAGATCTTCATACTTATTTTCAGCTGGCATACATATATTCTTAACATCTGGTGCATGTTTGCCATATTTATTTTCAACCCTATACCTCTTATATGCCGATTCGAAAAAGCTACAGAAACAAGTATACAACTTATAGCCATTTTTTCTAGCAACCACGTTCTTGGTATCTACTACTAGACTATTCATACTTCTAATCATTTGAACCATATCTATAAACATATCTGAGTGTGGATTCTTGGTTCTTCTGTTATCAATACTCCTACCAAAGTCAATAAAGTATACACGTCTATCCAGTACCTCAATATTTCCAAAGTGCGCATCACCGTGAATCAGATGATTTGAAGAAATCTTAGTCAACATATCAACAAGAGTTTTACATAGCGCTTTCGCTTGAGAATCGTCAAGTGATTCCTTCTCGAGAAACTCATACAGGCTTGTTTCAAATACAGGCATTGCAGTCATCATAAACTCGATTCCACTATCGTTACGTGTTATCTTATAATCTAACATATCTATAGATAGACCAAGCGATGCAAATACATTTTGCATCTTTACCTCCGATTCAAGTCCACGTCTATATATCTGTATTTTTATTGCAACACATAATTCGCACTGTTGATTACACACAGAGTATGCCTTACCGAATAATCCACCTCCTAAATATTTCACAGGTCCGAATGCAGTTGCAAATGGAAAATATAATCTCTGGGTGTTCTCGACAAAGGCTGCTAAATTTTTTATCGGAATTCCAATTGACCTTATATCACTGATAAGTTTTTTCTTTGATTCTATAGTAGACTCTATACATGATTTTGATACTGGAGAACTGCGTGGATAGTAGTAGAAACTAAGTCGATCTGATATATCTTGAATATCTTCAGGTTGGTAATCAATATCCATCTTCGCAACCTCTTCTCTGGATGCTTTTCGATAATCAGCACTCTTGGTAGCATATTCAACTTCCATTTATATTGTATCAAATCAAAAATATTTTGACTGATATAAATGGAAGCAAGTAAAAAGCCACGATGCAGATGTGATATGGATTCTGGTGAATGTATAATTCTATCCAATGAATATGTTAAGAAGGTCGTTAGAAATTTACTTAATAGTGTAGATATGGAAAACGTTTCCATGAAAGAAACAGTGGATGTAGTTATGAAAATTCTTAACCTGGAATCGTCTGACAAAAAGATTGTTCGAAAAATCGTGGATGAAGTTCTGTTGGAATTAATGGATCAATAATTTAAACGTATTCATTGTATAACAATCTAAATCATTATCTTTTGACTTTGTTTCAGACATGTAGAAACATCTTCTTGTTATACCAAGACACGTTTTGACTTTTGGCTCAGTACTATCGAAAGCAAGCATATAGTCCTCCTTTTTATAGTACTTGGCTATACCATTCTCAAGGTCTTTTCTCGAGACGAAATTAGTTAATCTTGATAATAGCTTGTCGTGTTTTTTATAATGATCAATGATATTGATATCATCACAAACAATTACGTGATTTATATTATTATCCAATATATATTTCAATATAATGTTTGAATCCCATATATAACTAAAACTGGTATAGTTTTTGCGAAAATAGTCATTCTTAATATCATGTATAGCTTGATTTTGCATTTCCATCAAAATCGTGTATAGTTCACCAGTACTACTAGTGTTACTGGTGCTAATAGAGTTTCCATCATACGATAGCTTGTAATACGTTTTTTGTGCATACTTGTAGCTTTCAACATGCTTACTATACGTATCTAACAAAGTACCTTCCAATCCTATTATAAGGAAGACACTCTTTGTTATAGTTGGAATCGTATACGGATTCAAAATCTTTTTGACAGCTGAATAGAAATCAATCTCCTCAAATACATGAACGTTATTTATTAAACATGTATCTGAGGGTCTAGTTTCGTCAATGTTATTATACGGAAACACGTTTATAGGCAAGCCAAGATATTCTCTTGCAAAGTATCCAATATCGTACTTAGTCATGTTCTTCGTATTATTATAGTGAATAATGCCTTGAACCGGACACATGTTGTTTCTATTGACTATGATACGCATAATAACAGCTGTCACATCCCTACAATGAGTGGGTCTTCTAATATTATAGTTATCCATATAGTGCTTTGTTTTTGTTAAATCCATAAGAGACTTGATTGCATATGTGGGTGACGACTCAGACAAGTTTCTAAGAATTGTACTGTATAACACTGGTACTCTAAGTATAGTATAGTTTTGTGATTGAGACTGTATCTTGAGTTCTGCGAGAACCTTCGTGATACCATAATACTGAAGTGGATTTGGAGTTGCGTCTGCACCATATGGTGCCTTTCGACCATCGAAAACATAATCTGTTGATACTTGAATAAGGTGGAAACAACGTCGCTTCTGCAACCTCAGTATCATGTCTATGAAATCACAATTTATCTTTTTTGTTTCTACAAAGTCCTTCTCAGTATCACCAAGGTTACGTTTCGCAATGAGGTTAACAACAAAGTTAACCTCATTTGAAACTATGAAACTCTCTAGTTGTAGTGTATTGGAGATATCGAATTTTACACAATCTCTGTATGGATATGTACTATATGTGCCGACAACAGAAAAACTCTTATCAATATATAGAGTATCATAGAGGGTCCTACCAAGAAGACCGGATGCACCAAGAATAAGAACCTTCATTGAACTTGTATATATTCAACATACAAGTTCTTAAATTACTTTCTAATCTTTTAACATTTTAGCACAATGTTCTGATATATCTGATATACTCAAGCAATTGTTCATAGTTTTCCCCAGTCTTTATTGATACACAAAAGTATGGTATCTTGGTGTAGTTACTAAACTTGATTGCAGATTCGTTAAGCACCACATTTTGCATATCAGATTTGTTTCCGCATATCATAATAATACGCGATTCCTTGTACTGTTCCAGTAGCGTTTTTGATATCTCGAATGTTTCTGGTACACTAAGATCAAACATAACAAGAATAAACTTATATTTTCGAAGGTAATGGATATATCCATTTGTATCAACTAAAGATATACCAGAATCCTTTAATTTGCGAACAAGCGACGTCTTACCAACACCAGCAGCTCCAATAACCAAGATTTCATTTGACATTTCGATTCTTCAAACTTGTTACTGCTGAAAATCATTTTATATTTTACGTATCTGAAATAAGGCACTAATTTGTATATCAGGATCAGGGGCTAATGGTGAAATCGTATCCGCTTGCGTTTTAAATAACTCCTTGTTTGGAAGATAAACTGAGAAACTTAGATTATCATTCGGTTTGAACTTAACAGTCTGTATCATTTTCTCACTTTCAAAGTGTAGAAATGATGTTCTGGTTGGTTCTTTATCATCTGTCATTGTAACTGTGAATAATGCTTTACAGGCGTTTGGATTATTTGTATATATAATATTGCTATTCGGACTACTTGTTGTCGTCAATTCAACAAACATGTATGGGTAAAATGGTGGTCTATTTCCATATCCAGAATATAGATTCGTATTGGGCAGTGTGAGTCTCAGTAACCGAATCTCATAGCATGAGACTTCATTCTGAGACACAGTTGAACCATTGTATTCAAGATTATGCGAATTATCCCTTGTAAATGGAAGTATTTGATATGTATCACCAGGTGTTGGTAACACTGTAAAAGGCAAGACAGTTGCAACCTTTGTTGTTCCGTTGTATGCTGTAATCATACGTGCATCATATATGGCAGTTCCATTTAACATGTATACATAGTTTCCAACATAGTAATTATCGATGATAGAAGCAGTACCTGCCAGTGTTATACTTGTTGACGAACCAACTGCAGCAAGAATTGCGGTTTCTGTTGGAGGTGCATATCTTATATCGTATGAATCTCCAATCGCCCATGCACCAGAGAATGGTGCATTTAGAGTAGCTATTTGAGTTGGTCCATCGTAATAAGTAATGAGCCTCGATTCATTTATCGTGATATCATACAAGTATGAATTTATATAAGCATTTACAACCGTGCTTGCACCTGCATCTAACTTTGGAGCTGCTGGCGTACCAGCAGCGAATGTTACAACAACACGTGAAGGATAGTATGGATATGCATTTGATACTGGATCCTGAGCCTGTGTTCCCCTCGACACTATAGGTGTTGGTGCTATTTGAACTGTAAACTGAGAAGGATATGGATATATGTTTCTATCTCTGTACGTAGAATCAAGATGAATATATCTACAACTCGACATTTATTGCTAGAGAAAAACCTTTAAAAGTGATATTTGGTATTTGTATTCTTCTCCAAAGAAAAGATAAATGAAGGTCATTCTTACGAATTTCAAATGCTACTTGAATAAGACTTTCGAGTTTCAAGATGATATAACTACGTTAATTCATGGTTCAAGTGGGCACGGAAAGACAACAATACTGGATGCAATATACTTTGCAATAACTGGTACTGGACACAAGGTAGTTAATATAGATAAGACTTCGTGTAAAGTTGAACTTATTTTCAAGGGGATTACGATAACAAGAAGTAAGAGACCAAATAGATTATGTGTTATCAAAGATACTAGAGATACTAGAGATACTAAGATATACGAAGGAATGGAAGCTCAGGGTATAGTTGATTCATTATTTGGTATTGATATATTCTATCTACAACAGGACGTTAGAAGCTCATTCATACTAATGACACCTCTTGATAAGCTTTCGTTTCTTGAGAAAATGTTGTTTGGCAATGAAGATCTTCCGAGTATGAAAGTATCTGCCAAGAATCTCATAAAGGAACAAGAAGTTAAGTTAATACAGTCACAAAGTAAGATAAGTATGGTAAAGAGTATACTGAGTTCAAAGTATACAAACAATATAAAACCATCAAGAACTTTGGAACAACTGGAAGAAGTATTGCATTGTACTGTATTAGAGAATACGAAACTCTCTGATAAAAAGATGCAGGTACAGAAACAGATATCCGATATAAAGGCTACGTGTGATATGATTACGCACGTAGAATCATCGCTTGCATCAATCACATCTAGACTCTCAGAGTATAATCAGGAACAAATTACTCACGATACTGTCAAGTACAATAAAATTCTTGAGTCTGTAGTAAACTGGTCAAATATAGATCGGTTACAAAAATCAATAGAGGGTCAGAAATCGCATCTTGAATCTCAGTTGCAGAGAAAACGCAATGAACTCAGAGAATCAATCAAAAGTGAATCTGATCTTGAAAGTAAACTAACACAATTACAGCTTGCAAATACGTATCCATGTCCATCATGTAAGGAGATACTGAAATTGGTGAATGGTAGGCTCACAAAGGTCAACATAAATATTACGAGTGAGATCCCTGTTGATCAAAAGCTTTTGGATTCAAGTGACATTGACAAGAAAATACACGATGTCGAATATAGAATTAAGCTTCGAGAATCTAAGAAGAAACTATTGGAAAGTGGAAATATTCTACCTGAACTTGTATCTGCTACCGAAAAAACAGTACGTGGGTATGAGACTGAGATATCGAAATACTCAATGCTAACTACGAGACCAAAGGAAACGTTAGTAGAAGTACAAACAATTCTCACGAGACTCACAGGAGATAAGGAATCCCTGTCCTTTCTCATGGTTAAGAAGTTACACGTTGAAGAACAACTTGAGTCACTAAAAAAGTTAAGTATCAGTTCCAATTGTCTGGATGATCTTGTACCACAATTCTCAATGATACAAAAAGATATAGATGTTAATGTAAAAACACAGCTTGAACTGAATGAAGAAAAGAATAGAATCGTTGAATATGAAAAACAAATGTTATTGGAAACCGAACTAAAGGAACTTGAGTGCGATGAAGAAATACTTGAATCCAAATACAACGCGTCTATTTTATTTAGAAATAAGGTTCTTGAGGCTGAGAGCATAACACTAGAAAGTGTTATTGACGCGTTTAATACGCACCTTAAATTCTATCTTGATCATTTCTTTGATGAGCCAATCTCAATATCACTATCTAGTCTCACAGAAAAGGATACCAAAGCAAAATCAAGGTATCAGCTTCAGGTAAATGTATTCTATAAAGGTATGGAGTATGATATTCATCAGCTTAGTGGTGGAGAATTAAATCGGGTAATTGTTGCGAGCACATTATCCTTTTGCGATATTGTCGGTAGTCCCGTGGTTATGCTTGACGAAAGCATAAACAATCTTGATTCTCATACAGCTGGTAACGTTATACAGGTACTCAATAACATTGAAGGAAAGAGTATTCTGCTGATATCTCATCAAGCAATAACCGGTGAGTTTAAAGCTAATCTTCAGATTTAAAAATTGTAACAATTTAATAAGCTCAAGTATTTTCAATATTATATGATATTGAAAATGAAATCAGTGAGGATTCTTGTACATTTTTAAATGTTAAAAGTACAAGGTGAACTTCGAGAACGACACCCAGACATTGCAAATTCATGGAGATATTTACAACCGAACAGTGTATATATAGCAATTGCAGATAGATGGATAGTGAATATTTATGTAAATCATACCTGTAAATACCCATATAACACGTGTCTTGTTGATGCTCCATTGATTGATGGGTTAATATTCATCAAGTTAAATTATAAATTTCTTGGGAAAATCGTAGGACACAAGACAGTACAAGATTTATTGGATCACATACATGAAACTATAAATCTTACAAATAATGTACCACAATTGTCACAATCGAAACCAAACCCACCACAAATACCTTTTCCATCACGATTATTAAAAGTTGGTGGTGGTACGTTCGATGCTATTTCTATGTATATTTCAGACTTTGCCGCAACTCCAACACAGAAAGTTGTGTTCCCAAATGGCGATACATCAGCACTCGAACTAAATCTTTTAGATTTACGTGATACTATCCTTGAAACCACAACACACCAATTGGAGGAGCACAGTGACATAATTCGTGATTTAAACCTTAGCGGAATACTTCTACGTATACGTATCACAAATCCCACATTCATATCTGATTGGTCTTGGAATGCTATCACGCACATTGAAGTGAGAGATAAAAAGAAATTTTCAGGATTGTTTGAGCTTAATGGATGTAATATTGTTGATTTTCATCAACATCCAATACACTGTTGTCATATTAATTGTGGTCATCCATTACCACTATATTTTTATACGAGTTATTTATTATACCCAGGTTTGGTTGATATAGTAGTTGCAACACCAGAATGGGCTGCAGCAATCCGCACATTGAACTGTAAGGATGTAGATGGTAATCTTATGTATAAATGTTATTGCGTATCACAAATACGCTCCCCATAATTACTTCTTACGATTCTTAATCTGTGATATTCTAGACTCTTTCAATACATCCTTTTCGTGGTTCAAATAGAATCCAAGGTTCTTCTTATCTGACTCATTGTTTAGTGCTCTGATTGCTTCAAGGCACGCATTTTTACCATCTCTATATGCTTCATCAGTACCAACAAAGTATCCTAATGAACCCATTATGTGCCACCTAGTATACTTATAGTGCTTATCTTCAACAAACAAAACACAATGTGTTGGAAACTTCATTGCACATGTCATCTTCGCAAAGTAATATGCCAATCCCCACATTGATTTCGATCTATAGTAATCAATAATTGGAAGTAATGGTTCTATCCTATCAAACTCAAGTGCCTTCATAAAGTAACCGGACGCTACTTCCCAACCTTTGTTTAATAGTAAGCAAAGCTTTCCACCTCGTAACCATGCATGAAATATCTCTTCAATGAAACCAGTTTGCGGTGTTTTTATTCTTTCGTTATACATTTGCAATGCATTTTCATATTCATTGAGACATTCAAGTGTTTGAGCCAGATAGAAGAGAGTACGTGGTTCAAGCGGATCTTCCTTGTATGCAGACGTGAGAAGTTCCTTGTCCCGTACAAATCTTCTACCAGTCTTACCATCTGTATCCATATTTCTATTCTGATATATTATAACATTCTCAATTCTAACAACTGGTTCAGTTGCATTTTCCTTTATGATATATTCATGTACCTTACACTTATACCTCCAGTTACTTCTTGGTTTCAATAATCTAATATTATAGTACGTGTGAGTCTCCATTCCAACTTCCCATTTTTGTAACAAGTGAAACGCATTAACGTTTTTACAGAGATATTCCTGGCACACGGCTCTAAGTTCATTTCCACTTTGAAGCTCATCGTTACAATCAAGCATAAGTAAATAATTTACATCTGTAAATGTATCTGCAAAATCAAGTAAAACATTTCTACTTGTCGAAAAATCAACAAATTCTCCTTGTTTCAATCTAAACAGTATGTTTGACTCTTCACAAAACTTACTTATAATTTCAATGGTACCATCAGTACTACCAGTATCATAGATGATACATGAATTGACATATCCCTTGACACTTTCCAGAGAAACATGTATTCTTGCAGACTCGTTCTTAACCATCATTGCAAGTGCAATGTGCACGTTGTTATTGTTTGTCATTTGAATGATAAACATCCTTTTTTAAATATACCATCAAAAAATGATTAAGAGTAGTTGTGTCATATTTTTAACACAAATGAATCAGATACATTATAAACGTGTTTCCGGAAGAGAAAAAAGACTAGTTCCGGCAAATGACAATCGTATTAATCTATGGTACAATGATGATGGAGAGATAAATAACGATATTCCTTGTATTGATAAGAGCAGGTATGTTCCTTCAAACTTATTATATGGAAACTTGAAGTTATCACATCTGGGTACTGATATGCATATCACAATTGATTATACTGGTGATATGCTTCAGCTACATAGTGATACTGGATTTACGATTGGATATATTATAAATTCCATTATAGAAAAGTGTCAGAATTATTTTGGTGAAGCTTGTTATGAATTTGGATTAGATGAGCTAAGTAAGAATAGGAATGAAACTATTTGGTTTGCTTCATTGTCTCATTAACTAAAAGTGATTTTTTAATGGCATTTTTAGAGTTTATAAAATGAAACTTTGCGAACTTAAGAACGATATTATGTTCAAGGTTTATCTGCTTGAGCAAATGAGGTATAACCCGGAACTCGCCGATTTATTTACGTTTGAGCCATGCAAACTTAGTCCTGATAAAGAAACACAATGCGTGTCATTTGCTGCGATGAAACTTTCAGATGGATATATAAAGATCAGAGCTACACTTTTGGATTCGAGCTCGAATATACATGTTTTTCGTACGATGGTTATTCTGAAGAAAGAAAACAAGGTCGCTGTATTGAAAGACGTTTTCACTATTGATATTCTAAATTATTTACCTGCATACTTACAATCATCGTTTAGTAGTGCAATTTGCGATATGGACCATGTTTGGTTTGTTACGAGTTCACTTCTTTCGAAGGATATGAAATCTCGTCTCGTAAACGAGGGTGTTATTGGTCTAGAAGTCGACGTTCCAGAACCATATCTAAAAACTTTTGAACAATCAGTTTAGAACTTGTAACGTATTGTATTCAATATGTCTCCAAAAAATGACTTTGTTATAATAGTTCTTTCAAACTATTATAAGAATGGAACAATTGAAACCCAACTTTCAATGTGAAGTATGCGTCGAGACCTACTCCGAACGTCGCAAGCGAGTCAGATGTCCTTTTTGTAATTTTGAAGTGTGCTGTATATGCTATCAAAGGTATTGTGCCGATCAAAGAAATTGCACATGTATGAATTGTAGAAAAACCCACCTTTTATCCTTTTTCATGGAAAACATTTCAAAATCGTTCATTAAAGAATGGAAAAGGATCGTGAAAACCAAGTTGTATGAAATCGAACAGGCTAGATTTCCAGAAACCCTTCAGTATATTGAGAAGCTGTCAGAACTTGATGCTGAGATTGAGAAACAAAGATCCGAACGCGTAAAAATAGAACTAGAATATAGGAATAGATTGAAAACTGTGGATGAGGTTCTTATACAATTACGTCTTGAAAAACGGTCACTTGCGCCGAATAACAATGGTAAGATTGGATATGTCATACCATGTCCAGGTACAAAATGCAATGGTTTAATTATTCGCAATTACAAGTGTGGTATATGTGGAATCAAAATATGTAAGTCTTGTCGAGATATCTTGAGTACCGAAAAACATACATGTAACCCAGATAAGGTTAAGACAATTGACCTTATTAATTCTACCACACGTGCATGTCCAAAATGCGGTACTGCTATTCATAGGATTGATGGTTGCTTTGCAAGGAATACGAAGATGTTACTTTGGAACCTCGAGACCAAGCTAGTTCAAAACATTAAGAAGGGAGATGTGCTTATAGGTGATGATGGTACTCGAAGGACTGTATTAGATATATGTGGTGGTAATGATATGTTGTACAAAGTTGAACAAAAGAATGGAGAATCGTTTGTTGTGAATAGTAAACACAATCTTGCCGTTAAGATTCGCGAAACTGAAACGTATACCACACTTCGTGTTGATGAGTATTATAACTTACCTGAGAATATTAAGAAACTACTTGTTGGATATAGGATTAGAAAATCTATTAAATGGTCAGGTATTAGTGGTATTTCAGACATTGGAAGTTTGGCGATACCTCCGAGAACACTCGGAGCATGGATTGGTTATACTACAGGGCACCAATGTAAGTGTGGTTCCACATGTCAGCGTCCATGGAACATTGAAGGTCTCGATAGGTATAATTTAACATGTAATAAACACGTACCATTGGATTATGTTATTAATTCTGAATATGTTCGAAAAGAGGTTCTATCTGGTATTAAAGATACATGTAGCAGATTCTCATTTACAGATGAATCTGTAGCCAATCAGGTAACATTGTTGCTTAATTCTATAAATATGCATAGTATGTGTGAACCTTGCGTTTCCGATAACAGTTGTAGGTATAATGTTATTAGTGTATCGAGTGATATTGATATTAAGGTTACACTTAATGGATTTGGAGAGTACTTTGGATTTACGCTTGATGGAAATAACAAGTTTGTGTTACCAGATTTCACAGTAGCATGTAATTGTAACCAAATGTTTTGTACAATGTGTCATACTGCTTTTAATTATAAGACTGGGAATGTTGAGACAGGGAGAGTTCATAATCCTCACTATTATGAATTTTTACGAACTATTGGTAATGGTACTGTACGAAGGGAAGAAACAGTCATTAATAATGGAGTATGTGAAGAGGCAATGCTAGTTGAGGCAAACGACTTAAACTATTCTATGGGATTTGGTACGTTTTTCAATAATTCTCTAAATATCACAAGAGATGCTATACTTGATACACATAGGAATATCATTCATCTGAGTCTAGATATTAGACCAAGGTTTAGAACAATTGAGAATATTCAGAACCCAAAGGATGTTTCTCTACGCATATCCTTCTTGAAAGGTAATATAACACAAGAATCATTTATGAGATCTTTAGGGTTGAGACAAAGAAAACGCGAGCGAAACGATGAAGTCGGTCCGATACTTGATACTGTCATTAGAATCTCAACAGACTTGGTAAATGACCTCAATAATAACATACATGAAATGAATGAAACAAGTGAGATGAATGAAACAAGTGAAACACGTACAAAGAGTATTAAGATTACAAATAACTTCTTTAGTAATATTGATAAGCTTGCTGTTATTACGAATGATGCACTTGTCAAAAGCGAAAAGACATTAGGCACAAAACTATTCAGATTTAATTCTGTACTAGGTATAGTAGAAAGGTAAGATAAAATTGATATTTAAGGTTCTGTGTTCTCATTATACAAATATACAAATTATAATGAGAGCTCTTGTTTTTAGCGATGTTCACATCAAGCCTGACAATATAAACCATATTGATTTGCTTATTGGCAAACTCAAAAAAATAATAAGAAGTAAAAATATTGATACTGTGATTGTTCTTGGAGATATACTTCACTCTCATGAAAGATTGCACATTCAGTGTATGAACAAGGCATGCGATCTTATTCTGAAACTGTGTAATCTTATTAAAGGTAACGTTTATTTGCTTGTTGGAAATCATGATATGATTGATTCGTGTCAATTTCTAAGTACGCATCATTGGATGAACTCGCTCAAGTACTGGGAAGGAGTAGAGGTAATTGATACTCCGACATCTATTGAAGATGGAATTATCTTGTGTCCATATGTTGAAAAAGGACGATTCACTGAAGCACTTGATATGATACAAGAATGGAAAAATGCCAAGATTGTTTTCGCTCACCAGGAGGTAAGAGGCTGTAGTTATAATGGAAGAGTATCAGATAGTAGTGATGTGTGGTTAGATGCATATCCAATGTTGATTTCAGGTCACATTCATATGTATCAAAAACATAATAACATTTATTATGTTGGATCTATACATCAAGTTAATTTTGGAGATGGCGATAGAAGTATCGCACTGGTTGTTGATACTAACGATACCAATTGTACAATATACGAGGAGATCGATGTTATTCTTCCAAAGAAAATATCATGTGTAGCTGATGCATCAAGTATATCTGGTATCTCAAGTCTAGATATTGAAAAAATGAAGCCAACCTATAATACAGTTAGGCTTGTTATAAATGGCACACCAGAGGATGTAAAGACAATAAAAAAAGGCACCAAATACAAACAACTAATACAAAGTGGTATTAAAGTAGTGTTTAGGAATTCCGAAAGAAGTCAACAATCTTCATTTCAGAAAACACCAGATAAATTTATGACTATACTTGAGAAGTTAATCAAGAAAGAGTCTAATAAGTACCTTGATGAAATATTTCTTAGATTTTCATCTTCAGAACAAAGAGAATAATTCCAATAATAAGAATACTTATACCAACGTATAATATAACTCGACCGTTATTTTTTCCCGTATCTCCATATAACTTTTGGCACACTGGACATGTTTTGATATGATCCATTACGTCAGGACAACCGAACGAAGGTGTAGTATAGTAATTTGGTCTAACACTAGTATTCATATTCTCACGTTCGTCTTTCATATGAGTGGCAATCTGTTTCACATTACTGTCTCTCAACATTGCAGTATCTATAGATGTTCTATTCATTTATTTCACCTAAAATAAATGAATCAGCAAGTATTGCTGAACACTAAAAACTTCTGTTACTTCACATCACTCATGCACATGTTAGCATGTGTTGATGTTGATTTTTCTTATCGAGACCCTATGATACAGGGTGCAATTAATTATGTGAAAAATGTAGGGGGTACAAACATGAACATGTACAACATGTTACAGAAACGTATTGCCACGATTGCTAAACACAAACCATACGATCCTAATCTTATATTATGGAATATTGTACCACATATACAACAAATATTTCTTTATCCAACGTATACTGATATTGAAACTAGTCTCTTGTTTCAGATATACAACCCAACATCAAGTTACTTTGTAGTTTCTCTTATACGAAACATGAATGGAGTTAAGATAAAGAATAAGGTTCATGTAAATGAACGTATTGGAAACTATAGAGCAATATCAATAATAATACATTGTGGTACAAAAAGCTCAAATGGCCATTATATTGCTTTTGTATTTGAAGATAATTGGTTTATGTATGATGATAACAAGAAACCTGTAAAAATACTCTTCAAGTCGTTTGATGAATTCAATACGTTCAGATATGCATGTGGAATATACGGTACAATTGAAAGAGATGCTACGACTATCCTATATAAACGTCAAATATAATCACATTCTTCCACCCAGTTACCATCTCCGGAAAATATAAATCTAAACGGCTTAGCACATCCTTCTACAAGTCCCTGATTGATGAGTCTATCACATTCAACCTTAGGTGTGTGAGGCCCTATCTGTTGAAATGTGTTTTTGTAAACCGCATGTCTAAAGATACAGCACCTTGTTTCGTTTTTTTGTACCTGAACAACTCCTCCACAATTCGGACACTCAAATATGTAAAAGCCATCACCTTTAATTTCAGTCACCTTATTGCGCATGTTTCTTTAATACCCCAGTATTCTTTAAGACATAGAATGTAACCATAAAAACAAGTACCTTGATTCCCAAAACAACATATGGTGATTTATACGTTACGAATTTCGTTATTAAATCGGATACTTGTGGTAAGCTTAAAATAACAAAAAGTATGCCTGCTAATAAAACATCTGTTAGTTCAGAAAGTACCTTGATACCATTCTTGGTTGTGAAAAACTGAGATACAAGCTGGCTATCGCTCTCAGAAACAGGAATATTATCTGTAGGTAGATTTTTAATATCATCTTCCATCCTATCTAGTTTTGGGTCACTCATTTTACATACTAACATCTTCTTTAAGTCAAAAATGATTTTGAGTATTGTAGTAGAGTATACTTAAATTAATATATGGGAATCAAGAGTCTATCTACTTTATTGAGAAGATGTAACTTTGAGAGAGTTCATCTAAGTAAGTATAGATCAAAGAAGATTGCAATTGATATTTCACCATTTCTATTCAAGTACAGAATTATCTTTCAAGACGAGTGGCTTCAATCTTTTGTTAATCTCGTGTGTTGTCTCAGACGAAACGATATACATGCAATATTTATATATGACGGAATTGCTCCGACTGAAAAGCAATATGAGAAAGAATGCAGACGTAAAAAGAGAGATGATATTAAGACGAGAGCATGTGACCTTCAAACAGCTTTAGATAAATATGAGGAGACTGGTAAAGCAGATCCTATTCTTTTAAAAGTTGGACGTATTCATCTTCTCGAACAGGAATGTGGTATCATTGATAAACAGGCTATCATTGCTAGTATAGATAAATGCAAAAAGCAAACAGTGTCAATAACACACGATGATAAGATTGCTACCAAGAATCTATTAGAGAAACTTGGAGTTCCACATGTCAAGGCACCTGGAGAAGCAGAGAAGTTTGCATCAGAGCTTTTCAAAGCTGGACTTGTAGATGCCGTTTTGAGCGATGATACAGATGTGTTGATGTACGGTGTGACTATGATTTCTAAAATAGACACAAAGACAGAAACTGTACTGGAAATTGAGCAATCCGATTTGTTAAAGCAACTTGATTTATCATCCGAAAGTTTTAAACATTTATGTATTACCCTGGGCACAGATTACAATACTAACATAAAGGGTATAGGACCTATCAAGGCGCTTAATTTGATAAAGAAATATGGAACTATAGATGAGATTGCGAAAAATACAAATAATGATGTATCATGCCTGAACCATAAAAAGGTATTGGACTTATTTACATTAAACGATGTGAGTGATTTTCAGGTTCCACTTTGCAAGGAACCTGATCTTGATGCTCTTGCATCTCTCGGAATATATAACATTGACGGTATCAAGAGGGATTTATGTAAGATGTATATTTCACGCCGCGCCTTTCTCGATTAATTTTGATTTTGATTGAATAATTGAATGGTGTTACTAATTAGTTCGTAATTAGTAACTTTTTTATACTAATAAATGTCAACTGGATACACTGGTTACACTGGATATACAGGTCCAACTGGATATACTGGATACACGGGTTACACTGGATACACTGGAAATACAGGTCCCAGAGGATATACTGGTTATACCGGAACTACAGGAACTAAGGGCTTCACAGGATACACTGGATATACTGGTTACATAGGTCCCACTGGATATACTGGATATACGGGTTATACTGGATATACAGGATATACTGGACCCAGAGGATACACGGGTACTTCTACGAGTGCCTTATTTACAGGTTACACTGGTTACACTGGTTATACTGGTTATGGAGATACTGGAGACACTGGATATACTGGATATACTGGTTCTCCTGGTTATACGGGTTATACGGGTTATACGGGTTATACGGGTTATACGGGTTATACTGGACCAGCTGGTTCAACTGTATATACTGGTCCAACTGGTTCCACGGGCGAAATCAGACCTACTGTTGTTAATATGATGGGATGTGATAGTAGTCTAATTGCAAATACTCTCACGTGTTCAATGCAACAGGATCTAACAACAATAGGCACACCTAGTTTTAAGATGATAATTCCTGTTGATTCTAGAAATAATACCCTTATTGGAGACCACGCTGGTACAACTCTGTTAGACACAAGTACCCATAATGTATGTGTAGGATACTATGCTGGATCAAATGCAACTGGAAACTACAATACATATATAGGACAATACTGCGCTCAATATGCGACAGGAAAGGAAAATGTAGTTATTGGGGATGCTGCATTTCAATATGGTATTGGAAGAGATAATGTTATTGTTGGAAAAGATGCGTGTCCAAACAAGGCAAGTTGGTCTGTTATTATTGGTAATAATGCTGGTAAATCCGTCACATCATCTGAATTTGACGACGAACGTGTTTTGATAGGTACAAACGTCGGATATAATGATCAGAACACGTATAGGAATGTGTACGTTGGAAATTATGCCGGATATGGAGGCAGTACATCTACAAACACAACATCGAATGTTTTTGTTGGTTCTTATTGCGGTTATGGTGTTCAAACAGGTTCCTATAATGTTTGTGTAGGTACAGATTCAGCTAGAAGTTTAACCTCAGGTATAAAGAACGTATATATAGGTACTAATTCAGCAACTGGTACTTCAACAGGCTCTAATAATGTATGTATAGGATATTCTGCATCTCAATATACTGGAAGTGATAATTACTCTGTATGCCTAGGTTCAAATACAATTTCAACCTCTGACTCAATATCCATT